AAAAGATTTAGATGGTAATGAGTCTGAACAATTACTCGGTGGTACATTAGATTCTAAAAGTTATATGGGTGCTTTAGATTAGGTACATATATTGCAACACAATTTAAACCCGTGTTGCAAAATCAATATATCAAATGACAAATGCTAAGACTGTATTAGATACAAGTTGTGGTTGGGGTGATAGACTTGCAGGTTTCTTTGCTAGTGACGCCGAAGAATACTATGGTTGTGATCCTAATCCAAATACATATGCTAGATATACACAACAGATTTCAAAATATAATAAACTATTGTCTAAACCTAAGAAGGTAACTATATGGAGATGTGGTGCTGAAGACTTACCTTATCACAAACTACCACCGATAGATGTTGCCTTCACCTCCCCACCATATTTTTCAACAGAAGAATATAATAAAGGTGGTGAGTTTCAAGAAGATCAATCATGGTCTAAATTTAATGAGTATGAAAAATGGCGTGATGACTTCTATTTACCTGTTGCAGAAAAGTCAATGGCAGTATCAAAGTTTTTATTTGTGAATATCATGGATCCAAAGATCAAAGGTACTAGATATAGATCAAGTGATGAACTCGTGAATAGGTTGAAAGATAAATTTCTAGGTCAGATCGGTATGAGAATTATGCAACGACCTAAATCAGATAAACTATTTGCAGATGATAAAGCAAAGGCAGACTTTATGAATAAAATGTTTATAGAGAATGTGTGGTGTTTTGGTGATAAAGATTTTGATCTATTTCAAAATTCCAGAAAAGCAAATTTAGATGATTTCTTTGCTTGACATAACTTATAAATAGTGTATAATATACAATGAAACTATAATGAAACTAACGAGGATAATTAATGAGTGATTTTTTAAAAGACATAATAAAAGAAACTGGTAATGAATATGCCAGTCTAGTATCAGACGGTGCTTCAGGTGATGTAGATTCGTTTATAGATACAGGTTCATATATATTCAATGCCTTATTAGGCGGCTCTATTCATAGAGGACTCCCATCAAATAAGATAACAGCAATCGCAGGTGAAAGTGCCACAGGTAAAACTTTCTTTGTATTAGGTATGTGTAAAAACTTCCTAGATAAGAATCCTGACGGTGGTGTTATATTCTTTGAATCAGAATCAGCAATTACAAAAGAAATAATTGAAGAACGAGGAATAGATAGTAGTAGAATGGTTGTAATGCCAGTGACTACTGTACAAGAATTTAGACATCAATCTCTAACTGTATTAGAAAAGTATTCTCAACAGGATGCTAAAGAGAAGAAACCATTACTATTAGTATTAGATAGTTTAGGTATGTTATCTACTACAAAAGAAATTGAAGATACACAAGACGGAAAAGAAACTAAAGATATGACAAGGGCACAAATAGTTAAAGCTGCCTTTAGAGTATTGACTTTAAAATTAGGTAAGGCAAAAGTGCCTTTGATTATTACTAATCATACATATGATGTTATTGGTTCTATGTTCCCACAAAAAGAAATGGGTGGTGGATCAGGATTAAAATATGCAGCGTCATCAATCGTATATCTTTCTAAGAGAAAAGAGAAAGATGGTACTGAGATCATTGGTAATATAATACATTGTAAGAATTATAAATCAAGATTAACCAAAGAAAACAAAGTTGTAGATGTTAGATTAACCTACAGCAAAGGTTTAGATAGATACTACGGTCTACTAGACTTGGCTTTAAAACATAATATATTTAAACAAGTTTCTACTAGGATTGAATTACCAGACGGAACAAAAACATTTGGTAAAACAATTAATAATGACCCGACAAAATATTTCACTAAAGAAATACTAGAACAATTAGATGGAGTATGTAGTAAAGAGTTTAAATATGGAGATGGAGTTGAAGCAGAAGATACCGAAACCTCACAAGACGACTAACCCTAAACATAGGGAAGACTATGTGTTTGTAGAGAAACCTGGAGAGGACTTTACAGCACTAAAGTTAATTAGTGGTCCATTTTCATCAATAGTTTATAAGTACGGTGCCGTTGGGTTCAGACCTGAGTCTGAAAAAAGACCTGACGGTACCTTGCCTATGCAGTTTGATTATGATATAATAGAGAATAAGATTGAAGCAGATATTGATAGTCAAGAATTTATTAACCATATCGGTGACATACTTGTTGTGTTGCTTGATGAAAAACTAAAAGAAGATAAACTAAATGCCAAGAATTGAACAAACAGCTTTAAGTAATTTAATACATAACGAAGAATACACTAGAAAAGTTTTACCTTTCATCAAAGAAGAATACTTTGCTGATAGACTAGAAGGATTATTATTCTCAGAAATATATAATTTTGTTGACAAGTATAATAATCTACCAACAAAAGAATCTTTATCTATTGAAATGAACTCTAACAAGAGTGTTAATGAAGATGAATACAAAAAGATAACAGATATACTATCTACATTAGATAAAGAGCCAGTAAATTTAGAATGGCTATTAGAAACCACAGAAAAGTTTTGTAAAGATCGTGCCATACATAATGCGATACTTGGTGGTATTCAAATATTAGATGGCAAAGATAAACAACATACTCCAGAGTATCTACCTGAATTATTATCAGGTGCATTAGGTGTATCGTTTGATCAGAAAGTTGGGCATGATTATTTACTAGAGTCACAAGAAAGATATGACTTTTATAAAAAGAAAGAAGAAAGACTTGAATTAGATTTAGATTTCTTTAACAAGATTACAAGAGGTGGTATACCAAGTAAGACTTTGAATATTTGTCTTGCAGGTACAGGTGTTGGTAAGACAATGTTTATGACACACCTTGCTTCATCTATATTATTACAAGGTAAGAATGTATTATACATTACTATGGAAATGGCTGAAGAAAGAATTGCCGAGAGAATAGACGCTAATCTATTGAATGTAGGTATGAGTGATCTTGAAGAATTACCATACTCAATGTATGAAACAAAGATAAACAAATTACAAAGTAAGACGACAGGTAAGTTAATCATTAAAGAATATCCTACTGCGTCTGCTCACACAGGTCACTTCAAGAATCTATTGAGTGAACTTGCAATGAAGAAATCATTTAAACCAGATATCGTATTTGTTGACTATCTAAACATATGTTCTAGTGCTAGATTTAAAGCAGGTGCAAATGTGAATAGTTATACTTACATCAAATCAATTGCAGAAGAACTAAGAGGTCTTGCAGTTGAGAATGATGTGCCTATATTCTCTGCCACACAAACTACAAGAGGTGGTTTTGTAAGTAGTGATGTAGGTTTAGAAGATACATCTGAAAGTTTTGGTCTTCCTGCAACAGCAGACTTTATGTTTGCTTTGATTAGTAGTGAAGAACTAGAAGAAAAAAATCAGATAATGGTTAAACAATTAAAGAATAGATATAATGATCCAACGATCAATAGAAAATTTATTCTAGGTGTTGATAGATCAAAGATGAGATTCTATGATGTAGAACAATCAGCACAAACAGATTTAGTTGAGAGTGGTCAAACACTTTCAACTGATAATAAATTCGGAAAAAAAGTAGGTCAATTCTCGGACTTTAAAATATAAAGACCTAACTAAAAAGGAAATAAAATGGCTACAGGAAAAGTAAAATGGTTTGACGCTAAAAAAGGATTCGGATTTATAACACCAGATGATGGTGGTAAAGACGCATTTCTTCATGTGTCAGCATTACAAGCTGCTAATATTCAATCAGTAAATGATGGACAAGCAGTATCTTACGAACTAACGGAACAGCGTGGTAAAGAAGCTGCTTCTGAAATACAACTAGTATAAGGAGAACACAATGGCAATAACAATAGATGGTAAGTCTTATGACGAAACTAAACTAGACGATAAGTGTAAAAACTCTATCGTACAAGTTAATTCATTACAAAGTAGGCTTAGAACTTTATCAGCAGAATTTGATAATGTTAAAGTTTTAATCAAACATCATAGTGAATATCTAACAGCGAATCTACCAGCAAGTGCTTTAGTAGAAGAAAAGCTGCTAAAGATGGT